TTTACCATTTTACCATCTCTTGATATGGCGACATCTTCAGCATACAATGCATCAGCAAGAGCGTCGCCAGCCATGCTGCCAAGATATGCACCCATCATAGGTCCTACTCCCGGTATAGGCACCAAAGCGCCGACTGCGCCGCCCAAGGCAGTTCCCAAAAATGACACAATATCACGTTTTTTGTCTTTCATGTTGTCTTCAGGTGCGGCGGTGTCGCCAAAGAGTTTTGTGCCGGCTATAACATCACCTTTGGGTGTTGTCACTGTATAATCTCCTGGGAGGATGGGTTGATAAAATCCGTCTGGCCCGCCTCTCACAATACCTGTATCAAATCTTTGGCTGCCCTCCGCATGGTAGGTAACATCGCTACCTGGTCTTAGCATTTTCAAGACTTTTCCGGCTCCCTTGCCGGCCATCAGACCGCCGAGAATCGTCATTGCACCTCCGCCGCCGATGCTGCCCATCTTGTCCAAGAGATAAGTTACCGCCTCTAAAATCGGAGTCATACTCAACATAAACCCTTGAAGAGCAGCATCAAACTTTTTCATGGCTTCAGTCTGTTTTTTGGCTGCCTCTTCGGTTGTTAGTCTTTGCTTCTGTAACTGGGCAACATCCATCTGCCCCGTCAATAGTTTTCTTGCTGTGTCTGCATTGACTTGCATTATTTCTGCGATCGCCTGCTGTTCACGACGTCCCAAATCATCAAAATTTCGGCGCATCATAAATTCGTCACGAATAATTTGCAGGCGCTCGCCTTCTTCTGCCCTTAATAATTCTGTGCTCGTCAAACGGAGACCAAGTTGAGCGTTAAGTTTTCCGGCTAGGTCGGCAGCGCCCTCAAAGGTGTCTGCCATGTTGGCGACTTGAAATGCTTCCTGGGCGCTAACCCCCAAAAGCCTTGCCTCTTTTGATAATTCTTTAAACACTCTTTTTGCTTGTGTTCCGTAGCGAGCAAGGTTTGGACCCAAAGCATTTAAGTCACCGACTACTTCTTGTAGGGGCTGTCCTGTCCCCTGTTGTGAAAAAGCATAAAAGTCCTTCATTTGCCCGTTGATGTCTTGTGTCCCCATGCCAAAGCCTTTGGTCAGCAAGTCATATGCCTTAGCAGTATCGTCCATAGACACACCCAGTCGATCAAACTGAAGCGCAGTAGTAGCAAGTGCTGTTTGAGCGCCCTTAGTAAGAGTAGGGAAAATCTTCATTTGGTTGTTCATGGCACTGAACGCTTTGCCGCCTTCATCGAGAGTTACGGCAAGACCAAATAAGGCTTGATCGGTTTCACTAGTAGCGATCGCCATTTGCTTAACTTGTTCATTATATTCGCTTGTGTAACCCGTGGTACGAGCCATGGCTACGCCGACCGCATCTATCTTTATTGCTAGATCTAAGAAGGCAGTGGTTGCGCTAGAACCTATATCTACCAAAGCGCCAATGCCGCCCGTAATACCGCCGAGGAGATCGCCGCTCCTAAGGTCCATGCCGGCTTTGGCTATGTCGGCAAGACCTGATCCTATACCACTCAAATTACGAACGGTAGAAGATCCGGTTGCTTTTTCAAGCACGTTTATCAGATTATCTAAGGCAGCAGTAGTCTGCTGAATCGACTCTGCGGTTTGGTCTGGTGGATTTGTTTGATCATCGGGAGTGGGAGGTATAGCCATTTACAGGACCTCCCCAAACAATAATACTACTAGTTTTAGTTTCGAATAGGCCAATTGATACGTGCCTCACGTTCAAACCTTTTGATCGCCACGTCCAGTTTTGCTTTTTGCTTGTAGGTCATAGGATCATCAAGTCCATATTTCTTGATGTAGTCCATGTATCTTTTTTCGTTTACTAGAGCGTCTGTAAAGCGTTCTACTTCGATTTTGTTGCCACGAACTCGAACTGGGATTCTTCTACCTTTAAACATCTTTGACAAAAGGTATTGAATCCAAGCAGCGAAGACATGGAGGATGTTTTCGTTTAGTTGACCTTTGCGGGCAGCGCCCAGGTCAAACACTATTTCATCTAAGTTATCTTGTTTCATAGCATCACCCATTTGTATATACACAGACCTATTAGTATAAGTAGTGTTTTTAGTGAATTATTTTTACCCTCTATCGGATAATGCTTTATTTTCTTCTTCTTTTTGTTTTATGAGCCTCATGAGGAACCAGCCTCTTAACTGAATGGGCAGGTTGTATGATTCAAAAAAACTCCATCCGCCGTGGTATTTAAGAGCAAACAACTCTTCATATACCGACTCCATATACTCAGAGGTCAGGCCAAAAAAAGTTAGCCCCGAGGGGTACCTCCAGATCTGCTACGTGACCACAGTTATCACAGGAAAACTCCTGGGTTAAATCTATGTTGGGCATCAGTCCCGTGTACACATTTCGAAGATGTCGAGCATCTCGGGCTGGCATAGAGAAAATGAGCTTCTGCATCGTCAGAGGATCTGTTTCCCCGTCAATACTCAGGATGAATGTTCTTAGTTGATCAGTAATACCACTTGCATCCATTCTTTTCTTCTTCTTTCTCTGAGATTCTTTGAGAAACTTATTCTGATCTCTTCCTGTCAGAAGTTTAACCTCGACCTCTACATCCATCAGCGGAAGATGAATAAGGAATGTGCCCGAATCTGTCGCAATGGCTTCAGTACTCTCCAGGACGTCTGTAGAATCTATTATTTTGTAATTTTCTAGGTCAAACACATTACTCTGAGATGTGCCACAAGCCGCACAGGTCACCTCTGTTTCGTATTCTGAACCGTATCCGCTAATCCTAGCATGAACCACGATTGCATTCTTATCTCCGACCAGCAGATTGTCTGCCTTGATTCTCTTGTCAATTACAATGCTCTCTATTAACTTATCCAGAACAATACCTTTTTGGATATAGGTCCGAGAAGATAATATGTCTTCATCTCTAGCCGTCATATACCTAATCTCAATTGTATCGACATTGTGCAGAGGATGTTTGGGACCATAAAATCGTCCCTGACTTGGCAAATCAACAAACTCGGTGGGCTGTGCCCAGCCGAGGTCTGCCGAAGATGCATTACTACTTTGATTTGCTGCACCCATTGTCATGTCTGAATCATCGGGTGTTAAGTCAGGTATAAAACCTGCTCTATTTTCATTTCTACTCATTTATAACCTTTCTAAGAAACTTTTATTACTCTTTATCTTAACATGCTCGGGACAGCCTTGCCAGATTTTACAAGCTCTGCCCAATCAAACGCCACCTCGATAGCGATTTCGTTCATCTCGTCGGCGGTATAATCTAAGTTACCACCAAAATCAATACTTGTTAAGAACGGAGCGTGTAAGTCCCATTCTTCAATAGGATTACCGTCAGCGTCAATCTGAGAAATTCTTATGCTTCCAAGAGACTCTACAGAGCGTTTCTTACTAATACTACCTCGTACATTTGACGTAGTAGGATACTCATACCCAGCGCCTCTCAGTTTATCAAGAAAGGTTCGTGCCAAGTCTGGAGATATTGGATCAACAAGGGTCATTGAGATGTTTTCCCAAGTAACTCTTCCTGGATATTTGAACGTATGGTTAATAAAACTGTGTTCAACCACGTTAACCGACGCTCTTGGCTTTGCAGCCGTCTTAACAGTCCAGATTGGAATATTTCCTATCCCAACCGTAAACCGAAACCTTCTCTTGGGATCCGTGTTAACATTTGACCAAAAAAGATCAGCAGCCATTAGATGTTTTCTCCTCTTAGCATATAGTAAATAGTGAAGACTTTAAATTTTAATCTTCAAATCCTGCCCCACTATTTGTAACAACAAAATCAATTGCAAAGAACTCGGCGGAGCGGGTAGGCTTGACAATTAACTTAGCATAAATAATATTTCTATCAATCAAATCTGGGGTTGTTGTGGTTTCGTCCAGTATCAACTTAAACTCGTCTATACCAAACTCTGTTTTAACCGTTTCAAGCAATGGCTTTGCCTGACCTAGGAACACGTTCCAAGTGTCTCTGGTGTTCTGTTGGAACAAGAGCCTTGAAGCGATAAAGGATATTTCTCTCTTTAAGAAAATCAAAAGTCTTCTGACGTTGATCCGATCCAAGGCTGATGCCGTTTGTTGAAGGGTTTTTTGCCCAAAGACCACGATTCCCTCAGCAGGGAACTTGGCAATTGGGTTGATGTTTGCATCATACAAACTATCTCTATCGTCTGATGTCAGACGCTTCGATGTATCCAAGACTGGAATGCCAGCAGCGCCTTCAGAAAGCCCACCTCTAGCAAAACCAGCGGGAGCAAACCAAGGGGCGGCGATACGATCTGTATTAGACAACGCACCCAGGGCTGCAATCGAAGGAGGAGCCCACAGAATTCTATTAGTTATAGTATCTTGGATCTTGACCCAAGGATAGTAAGCAGCACCGTAACTATTGTTCAGGTTTCTGTCTTTAATTCCGTCAACTGCCTGTTTCACAGTATAAGCATTGCGTGCCGCTGCACTTGCAGAACTTTCTGTATCAGCATCATATACATTTTCCAAGTCTATGATAGCCAGAGAGTCCCCTCTGTCCTCAACTGTGTCCAAAAGGTGGCTTGTAACCTGACTGTTTGTGACTCCCGGCATCGTAATCAGGTTCATCTGACTTTGCTCGGGGTCCGCTACCAGGTTAATTGCTCTCTTGAGAGAATGCAGTGGATAACTCGTTGCTTCCGTAGAAGTAGTAGTCATCAAAGAGTTTCTGAATGGGTTTCTTTCTGTGACGTCAAATCCATCAGATCCGCCATGCAGAACTGTCGTAAATCGATCAGCGCCGATATCCAAAGATCCGGTATAAGATCCACTTGCAGCACTCACACTTGTTCCTGCCTTGCGAGAGCCAGAAATATAGAAGAGATTACCACCAGATCCACTAACATTGTCCAGGCTGAAAGCCCATGCAATCTGCACAGGGTCCGAAGCCTTCAGTGCGGAGCCACCAGTGGCTGCTCGTCCTGAAGTACTAGGGGCAATATCATGCGCCGTAGATTCAGGGCTAGATTCGAGCCCTTTTGCACGAGGACGCAACATATCAACTACTGAAGGATTCAGGTTGACATCCTGAGATGTCTTGTGTACCCAAGCACCCCAAAAGGTTTCTTTCTTTGATTTGGGACTGCCCCAGGCATATGTTTCTCTAAGAGGAACACTCGGGAAAACAATAGATCCAGTGAA